GAGAAACTTTATCTAGATTAACGGTAGGTCCTTCAGGGTGATTTAACTCACCAACCGCACGACCTGGAACAACCTGTTCGGAATTATATTTACCGACAGCTGACTCCATTACTCCACGCGGATATATCCGACCGTTTCTATTCTTTGCTTCTGCTTGCATGAAGATACCTTCAATAGCATAAGACTTCTTGCCATCTTCTGCTTCAGTAAGAATTTCCAAGCTTTGATCTGTATATTCTGCAATCAGTTTCATTTTAATGCCTTTACGAATTCTGTGGCAGCTTTTTCTGCCTCGTTCTTTGATTGATAAGAGTCGAGTCTATCACCATCAACATAAGCAACAAAACTATTTCGTTCCTTATGAACCATGATCTGAATTTTACCAACCTTTTTATTGACAACCATTTGTCCTGTTGGTTTTCTTCCAGTCAGTTCTCTTATCTGTGCAAAATTTTTCATTTCTTATTCTAACTATTATTTATAATTTTATTATTTTCTACTTATTTTAAATTGCTGTGAATCCAGTAGGAGGTGCATATTGAATTGTATGACGATCTCTAAAGGTAAAAATGTCAGTTGCACTACTAGCGTTTATCCCAAATACACCGAAAATTAAAGGAGCATTATGAAAACTGGTATTATTGCCTCTTACATCCCATCCAGCAAAAAGACCTCCATCTGGTGCACCTTGATCGCTCCACTCTCCATTCTTGCCTACCCACCATTTGCCGTAATTATTTGTAATAGTAGTGTCGTATGCCCACATTATTACATCGTCTTCTGTCACTGCTCCTAATCCAGTATTTTCTGTTGTTTCGCCGGGTGCATAAACATAAGCATTACTTAATTGAAAATATTCATTTGCTTCTGTATCTGGTAAGTTTCCTTGCCAAGAAAATACACCGATTCCCTTTGTACTCGGAGTTGTCTGCCAACCACCATATACGATTTCAAAATATCTTTTTCCTGTAGGTAGTGGTTCAGCTGTTGCTGCTCCAACCCAATTACTGGTTGACGGATCTGTACTAAAAACTCTAAAAGTATATCCATTAACGTTACTTACAGCAGCAGAATTATCCCACGTTGATCCAGCACCCGCTCCATCGCGAGGAGGAGAATTATTAATAAATTCTCCACTAAGTGATTCAGAAGGCCAGTAATCTAAAGTGTCTAATGGATCGTCATCGACTTTTAATTGATACCAGCTACCATCAGAATCATTCCACACATACATTTCATTTTGATTTTTAAGATACGCCATATCTCCAGAAACTTTAGATGCAGTCGATTGAGTAAGTAAACCACCAGAACTATCCAAGTCATAAGCTTGTACAGTTCTTCCTCCACTAATAGTAAAAGTACCATCTGCTGTAATAGTATCGTTCTGTATAGCTCTGCCTAATACAGTCGCTAAATCTCGAGATCTTGTTTTTGCCATTACGTTAATTCTCCATCAGTTTTTCTTCCAATCAAATACCATTTTCCGTCAGAATCATTCCAGACAGCGACATTTTTATCGAGTAAACTATAGCCTATATCACCCATTGAGAATTCAGAAGAGTCTCTTGTAATAAAAGAGTTGGCGCTATCAAACGTAGGTGTTACAACATTCGCAACTGCCGAATCTGGTATTTCACCATTAAAATTAATCGTGCCATTATTGACGACATACGAAAATCTTCTAGCTATTTTGTAATTACTCGTTGTCATTATTATTCCATAAGAGTTACTGGTTTTTCTTTTGTTTCTGTTGTGTCTAAATCAATAGTTGCAGTTAATGATTCTAGAAGATTATTATACGATATTAACAAACTTGACTCTACACTATCATCTAGAGTTAATGAATCAATTGTTGAATGAAATACATCTATTGTTTCAAAATGTAGTAATATATCAGAATCTAAAACAGTATATGATTTTTTAATTTCTGATTGAGTTGTTTTACTTGTTTCTAAAATCATTATCCGAAAAACCTATTTTGAAAATCTCCCACAATATCATCATATGTAAATCCCGAACTTGCAAAATTTTTCACTAAACCTACACCTTTCATAGTCCAACCCGTAGCTGTTCTAGATGTATATCCAGCAACACCTGAAGCAGCGCCACCAGAACAAAAGATTAATCCACCTGCTGATTTGTACGCTGAAGTGTATCCACCACTTGATGCTGTTCTTAAAACTTCGGATCCTACACTTGACCCACCGCCTATGTTTGCTTGAAATATTCTTAATCCAGAACCAGTTCCATTATTCACAGTTCCTATTGAATAACCTCCACCCCAAACGTATATCCCCCACTGATTAGTTAATTTAGAATCCATATCATTATTATACCTAAACGTTCCAGTACCATATATCAATCCTGGTCGTGCTGATGTAAATATTCCACAGTAGGTATCATCTGAATTAACTAATGCTCCAAAACTAGCTCCGCCATCTCCATTGAGATACATTCCAAACAATAATATGTCAGTAGTATCATCCCAGCCAAAATCAAATTTTAAATATTCATTAGTGTCTGCTGTGCTTCCAGAAGTTAAACTATTTGTTGTTCCATCAATTCCAGATGTAGTAGCAGTAGTAATTCCAGATCCTTCAGTAACTGTAACTCCAGCAGTATTTACTATTTCACCTGTCCCACCAGTATAATCATACAAAAAATCATATTCAAGACCTCCTCCTGGAAATTCTGCCGCTCTTGTATAAAGATCTACGTCTTTGATATTGTAATAACCAGTCGCAGCATCTGATGCAGGTTGGTTTAATACACCAATTTTACCACCATTGAATGGCATTAGCTGATATCCTCATAAGAACAGATTGCGTCTAAATAACCACTATCGGCTGATCCAGAAGTTAAACGAATCGAATCACCTTCTTCTAAATACAACGTCATTGTTTTATCGACTGGAGTAAAAGCAGACTTTTGTGCTAGAGTAACATTTGTAATCAAATCATAGGCAGTCGAGTTTCTATAAAAATCAGCTGTTAATGTTCTATCGGCTGAATCTGTATTTGAAACTACAATCGCATTTACTTTTAAAACTTTTCCACTTGAAGCACTATTTGATAGTATCGTAGTCGCAGTTGAACCGACACCATTAATTACTGATGTTTTTCCATTAATAGTAGTTGCGCTTAGTAAATTAGGTGCAGCCATATTACTCTTCCTCTATTTCTTCGTTCTCTTCAGAGCCATACTCTGTTTTATAGTCAGCTCCTGCATCTTCCTCGTCAGTATCTTGATCTTCGGAAGACTCTTGAGATACTTCTTCGTCGTCTCCGTCCAAGTCAAGCTCGAGTTGTCCGTCTTCCTCATCTTCGACTCCGTTATACATTTGATCGGCTATCCGAACTTTTTCTTGATCTAAAATATCCGACATTTTAATTGTCATAATATTCCCAAAAGTTTTTTCAGCTTTAGTAAAATCTTGATCTATTGCATGTTGAATTAGATCTTGTATTGGATTTACTGTATCTGTTTCACTCATAATTTACTCCTTAATGCAAATTTATATTTATATTATTTATTTTATCCTACTCATCTTAGATGTCGGTGGCATTAGTTTTCAACTCCCACAGGTTTCAGTTCAAAATTTTGAGATGACTGTTGATCTTGGGGTTCTTCTTCTGAATCTGTTTCAGTTTCACCTTCTATTTGTTCTTTCATTTTTTCTATGTCTTCTTCAGAAAGTTGAAGAATGTTTTTCTGAACCCATTCTTTAGAATAGTATTCTCCAACATAGTTGGACATTAAATCTAGTGTTTGTATTCTTTCACGAACAAGTTCAGCGTCTCTTAATTCTGTAAAATGGTTATCGCGAACATAATCAACGATAATATCATTTTTCATTGTATCCCAATCTTCTTGAGTGATGATACCTTTTAAAATAAGTTGTTTACGAAGAATATCATAAAAAAGTTGAGAAAATCTTTTTCTAAGTCTATCAATAAACTTTTGAAATTTAAGCTCATCTCGTGATACTTCAGTCGATCTACCAAGACTAAATTGTGCTTCTTGTTCTAATCGATTAATTGGTACATTGAGTGAACGATACATTCTTTTTTGAAAATATATAATATCCTCTATCTCGCCAAGATTCTGACCTCCTGGAAGTGTGGTAATTTCCGTACCTCTACCACCTTCGCGTCTTGGTAACCAAAAGTCTTCAATCATTGATTGATGTTTACGATCATCTTTTATCTCACCAGTGGCTGCATCATATACAAGTTTATTACGATATCTGTTCATAATATCTTTCATGTACTGCTCTGCCTTACCACGTGGCATATTACCGACATCAATATAAAACATTCGACGTTCTGGTGCTCTTGCTAATCTGTAAATAACAAGTGCATCTTCCATCATACGAAGTTGACTGATAGGTTTTAATGCTTTATGTAAATAAGAAACAACTTTTTTACGAGACTCATCTAACAATCCTGATGTCACATAACTGATAGAATCCAGACTCATTTTAACTCCACCAGTCTGTGCTGATCCTGGTTTCTCCTGATAAATATAATACTCATCAACTTTTTCGACTAATTGCGCACCAGTTTCTTGATCTTTTTTCTTTTTTACCTGCCTCACTTTTCGCATTTTAGCAGAGTCAATTGGTCGTATCTCTTGAATACCCGATTTTAAATTTGATTCATTCACTACAAGGTGATGGTAAAGTCTTCCGTCTACATACCAACGACGAAAAATATCATGACCAAGATCATTGAAATTTAACATTCCAACTATATTATCAAATTCTTCTTTAATTGTTTTTTTAATTTTATCACTAATTTCAAGATTGTCAAGATTAACATCAACAGTTTGTTGTAATTCACTTCCTGCTATTGATTCTCCAACTATATCTTCTATAGCCATATCTACTTCTGGTTGCGTTGATACTCCACGATATTTCATTATCATTTGATAATTATCTTTCGCATCATCACCATCTAAATTAATATATTGTCCATAATGACTACCAGATGCAGTTACATACCCAGCACCATCGTCATCACGTGCAGGCACGATCGAAGGTTTTTTCTTCGGATCATCAGAAGCTGATCTTTTAATCTCAAAACCAAATAATTTAATACTTCTATCGTTAGGTGCCATTTATAAATCCCTTAGAAAAAAGAGGGCGAAGGTTTCGCCCTCTTCATTATATTTATTAGTTAGCAATTCCATCAACTGTTGTCCAGTATTGATACTGAAATGTAACAGTAAATCTTTCAATGTCATCTGTAGTTGCATATGCAACATCGATTGGTGAAAGATCTGTTGGATGTGCACCATTAAAGATATATTCTTTAATTTTTGAACCTTGTCTGTTCAATTGTGCAATACGAAGGTCTGCTTCATACTCAATTGGATTTGTTCTTCCAACATTTTCTGAATGTTGACCCATTCCAGCCATCCATCTTTCCATTGCGTTACGAATTTTAAAATCCGTATCGTTAATGATAGTTGCTGTCCATACATCAAAAGTACGATCACCAGCCATTTTCAACTGTCTACCACGGAAAGGAACGATAATCGATCCTATTGTAGATCCTGGTAATTGAGCTGCTTCACATAAAAATGAAGATGTTTCTGTTTCATCCGAACCACCTGCGTAGGTCGGAAAGTTAATTGTTGCTTGAAAAAGATTAGGACGAGCACCGCCACCTCTAATCTTTGCTTTGAAATCATCTACGCCAAGTACTGCCATTTTCTATCTCCTTATACCGTACCTACGACTTCTTCGAAGTCGACGCCAGATCTGACTGCTACGAAGTTCAGAGTGACATAGTTAATTGAACGAGCTGGCTTAATGAAGATACTTGCGATAAATTCATTTCGATCGACTACTGCTGCAGTGTTATTTGTTTCGTCACAAACAACCTTGAAATCAGTGATACCACGACGACCTTTTATCTCTCTCAAAACAGGTTCTACAATATTAACAAACTCTGCTCTTGTAAACTCATCGTTGAATTCAAAGAGAACAGATTCTGCTGCTCTTGATACTGCTCTTTCGAGTACTAAGAATAACCTTCTCACATTCACGCGATCGAATGCGCCAGGTCTTGAAAGTTTTGTCTTATCTCCAAATAAAACAATACCTTGACCAGGAATGTTAGCAATCGGATTGATGCCTGCTTTGTACAGAGTATCTCTCTCACTCTTACTAGGAGTGTAATTAATTGATGTAATTCCTAGATATTGTCCTCGTCTACCACCAGCAGGTGAGAACCATGGAGCTGCATTACGATCGGTTGCTGCCATGATACCAGCTGTTGAAGATGCTGCTGGAACTTGGATATACTGATCATTGTACTTATCGTAAACAGTTAAATAATTTCCATCTACAAAAAGATATGAAGATTTGGTTAAATTATTTGTCGTATTAACAATATTTGATGTGATTGTTGCTGAATTAGTTAAATTGACAACATCACTTCTAGCAGGAGAAGAAACTACGATACAATCTTTACGTGTTGATTTTGCTGTAGAAACAAGATCGTTAGTAACAACCCTTTGATCTATACGAGAAGACATTCCAGGAGCAATTAAGAAATCTATCTCGATTGTATCTTTATCTTCGAAAAGGTCAAAACCTCCTAAAATTTCAGATGTACCGAGTGTTCCAGAATTAACTCCAGAGTCGAATGAAAAATCAACTGTACTTAAAGAAGTTATATTATTATTATCAGTTAAAAAGTTTTTCGCAGTTCCAGGAGTCAATGCAGTACCAGCATTATTTGCTATGTAATCAGAATCAAAATTCAACATATAAATGTATTCTGACCTTTCGTTGATTACATCTACTACATAATTATTTGATCCGTCATTGAGTTTTGAATTACTTGCGACTGAAAGATATGGGAATGTTTCTAAAACACTTCCTGCTGTTCCAGATAAAGTTCCGTTAGCATCTACGACAGCAACATGAATTTCTGTTCCATAAGCATCCCTACTTGAGTCATATGCAGAAGTTCCTGGCGCTCCATCGAAAGATGATTTGTAAGTCCAATCATCAAATTTTGCTGTGCCATTCGCTGAATCTTTTCCTGATGGACATATAGAAACTGTTAAACTATTTCCTAGTTCTCCAGGAAAACGTGATACAAAAGTATTGAATCCTGTTGCGTTATCTACAGCAGTTGTTCCAGATAAAGCTCCTTGTTGCTCATCAAAGTTAGATTTATTTTTAACAACTGGTGTTGCGAAATCGTATACAGTTGTATTATTTCCATTACCTGTTATTGGTGTACTTAAATCAACTATTGTTAAGTTTTCAGTTCCTGCTGAATCTGATAAAGCAGAGTCACCTACTCCATTCCATACTGGACCAAATACTTTTGTTGATGGTTTTTGAGAACGTGCAGACTTAGCAGTAGAATCTATTTTTCTTACTACTTGTAATGAATTTGAATATCTTAAAAATTGTGTTGCACTAACGAAGTCTATATTACGACTGTTGTTAGTATCTGGAGATCCGAAAGTTTCTACAAGACCTTCTTCATTTCTAATTAAAGTTGTCTCTTCAACTGGACCCCACCTAAAATTGCCTACGTATGCGCCTGTAGTTGACTGGACGTTGGGCACTCCACTAGTCAGGTCTACTTCTTTGACGACAACCGCAGGAGATTCGGACGGTGTAAATAGTGCCATTTCTTTTTCCTTTTTCGGTTACTAATTATATGTTATCATAATACGGTTATCTTCAACATTTACTATTATTTATAATAATTTAAATTTCATCATACTCTATAGACCAAGGATAATTTTCTTGTTCTAGATCACGAATATAATCTTCTCCATCATCAATGAAACCAAACGGCACCATATCATCATCTATTTCTTTCATCTGTTTTTTGAATATCATGTCTTTGAGATTGATATCTGTCATATCACCAAAATACTGAGTAGAAGAGAAATAACCAAACATAACAAGATTCATCATTAAGTCATCGTGATTTCCATTAGATGCTTCGTATGATTGTCCTCGAGCTACGAAAGTAGATATTTCAAGTATGGTATCCTGATCAATAATATTGAGTTTGTTGTTTTCAAGAATATCTTTGATTGCAGAGCAACCGAGTCTTTTTGTTTTACGATTTATTTCAATTCCAATTGCATTTGCTTTAATAGCTGACTCTACATGAACGTTTTCATATTCAAGATCGTGATACAAACCATTACATACAACTGCACCTTGATCATTCGATTCGACGACTACATATGCTTGATTGTAAGAATTCGCGTACTTATATATAATGTTAGGGAAGAGTAAAGGAGAGATAGTGTTATTGCGATAAACAGCAACCTGTGCAAACGGACGAACGCTAATATCGATCAAATNNAATTGTAATTGTGAAGTATTCGCGATTGTTTGTTCTTTCCACTTCTCGTCTCTGCCAGGAACATCCCACCAATCAACTCGAAACGGATGGAATTCATTTATTCCTTGAACTGCTCCTTCCCAGATCTTATAGAAGGTGTTTCCGATTCCATTTGCGGTAGAGGTAACAATAATTTTAGTATCCGTTCCGGCTGAAACCACAGGATAAGTAGAAGTGTAAAACTCAGCAGCCCGCTCAACAAAGGCAAACTCGTCAAGATAAAGTAAGTTGACTGATAGTCCACGAATAGAACTACCAGATGTAGCAGCAGCGATAATCCGAGAGTTATTGGAAAACTCCAAAGATCCTTTGTTGAGTGCCTTTGTACCTGGCTGTAAGAAGAAGGGGGTATTCTCAAGCATGAGTGTGATTCTTGAGAGCATTTCTCTTGCTGTTGCACCTTTGTTCGCAAGGACGGCAACTGTTTTTTCAGAGTGAAAGAGTGCGAACCAGAGGAGGAAGGCACATGCTGAAATTGACTTACCTGATTGACGACATGCGAGAACGACATTGAAACGATTCTCCTGAAATTGATTAAACATTTTTTTCTGATAAGGATATAGTTCAAACGGAACTAAACCTTTATCAAGTGATATTACTTTACAGTATTTTTCTGCGAAATATTCTGCATCATTCATACACAATGCATATTCTTTTACAAGATCTTGAGTCCATTCTTGCCAGACTCCATCTCGTTTTACATTAGGGTTTCCAAGGTAACTTTCATTTTGTATCTGGAGTGACATCAATTATATCTTTTTCATTCTGTAATAATTTTTGAAGGTCTGCTGTTGATCCTAAAAATACATTATTCGTTGTTTGACCAGCAACTTGTTTAACTTCTTCTTTATTCATGTCTTTGTTTTTCTTATTCAAATCCATTAACTTATCATTCACATCTGATATATTTTTTATCATTCCTGATAATACTTCATATGCTCTTGGGTGTTCTGAAGAACGTGCAACTTCGATCATATCCTCGAGAGACTCACGACCTTTTTCTAATAAATCGTAATATGTTTCTCTTGAATAATCATAGTCAGACTTAATATTTTTTTCGTCATTTGTCATGCGCTATCACTTAATAATGTCAAAGTATTTGTAAACCCAAAATCACTGTCTGCTAATCCTATTATTCCTTCTGGATTAGAAGTTGTATCTATTCTTTCTAAAGAAAGATCTGAATCTGAAAAACCAATTCCTATTTGCCCAAGGTTAGTTTTTGCTGTTCTTATGATCTCTCCTGTATTTATTGCTCCATAAAAACTTACTTTCATTTCAAAATCAAGTGTGTAAATGATAGTTCGTCTTTGTTCTAATGCACCCTCAAAATCATCCGCAAAAGAAACACTCTGAATTACAATCGGAATATCTTCTTTGAAGTCGGGATATTCTGTAGAAAAAGGTTTGATCGTTAGAGTATATTGTGGATTGAATGTGGGTAATATTTGTTCAACAATTTGTAATGCATCGTCTTGAGTTTTCGCGTATACATTTAATTGAAAATTAATACTATATGGAACAGGAGAATAAAATTTTTGCCTATTCGTATTGGCAGTTCCTATTGTGTTGAAATTAGATACTTTAGTTAATTGTCTTTGTGCATCATATGCGAAAGAAGTTATTTCGAAAGACATACGAGGAAGTTTAATAGCAACTTGAGTGTCAACACTCAAATCAGCATTTTCACGCACTCTTTCAAGATATTTTTGTTTTGGTGCATATGATAATGGAACCTTTACTTGACTATTCGGTCTCACGACATATATGTTATTGAATAACTTACCGAAAATAGAAACGCAAGTTCTAACTTTTTTATGATAAAAATGTGTACCAAACATTAGTTATTCTCCGGATCGCCGAAAGGATTATTTTCGCTGAAATCTAAGAAACCATCTGCTTCTGTACTAAAGAAATCATTTTGTTCATTTGAAGATATTTTATTATCTTCGATTGATCCAGTTACAGTGAAATCTGAATCTAATCTTCTATCTCCAGAGATAGTAATTGTTCCAGTTGTAAATTCATGATATTTTTCGTCACTTGAGTTCACATGAATTAAGTGTAATAGATTATCTGAATCTGACCATTTAGAAATTTCTCCAGATATCGTAACTCCACTACTTAATGTTTGAGTAGCAGTATCACCTATTACGATAGTTGAAGAATTTTCATCAAGAGTGAGTTTATATGTGTAGGCATATTCACGTTCTATAGTATCAATAACATTCACACCTGTATCAAGATCTTCATCGTTATATTCAAATAATTGTGCTCTCAACTTAAACACAGGAAGATTACTTAATTGATAAAAAGGTTGCTCATGTTCGACATGCATAATTTCAAAAAGTTTATTTGTCATTGGAAGGAAAATAAGATCACCTTCTAATGGTCGAGTAGAAGTGACTTCATTATCGTAACGAGCTACTTGTTGAGACCATCTACGACGAGATACTACGAATGTCGCTTCGTCTCTTATCTCAACTCCAAATCGAGTGAAAAGATCACCTTCTCCATCAAACCCTTCGATGTTTTCGATATACATTTCAACTTTATGAGATGAATTGAATCTTGAAGGTATATCATCACCGAAAATTTTATCTTCTTGAACTATATCACGAGGAAGATAATAAACATCCTGACCATAGATTTTTAAAGATTCAATGATTATATCTTCATATAAATTTTGTTCGGATCTAACCTTATCAGAAAAATAAAAATTGCGCATATCAACCTACGAAAAAATCTGGTGGTAACTCATGCTCTGATCTTATTCTTTCTCTTAATGATTCTATTTCGTTTGATGCATCATCATAGAACATTCTTCCGTTAAGTATAACTCCTCCAGGGAGTTGCATACCTTCAAACTTAATAAGATTCATTCCCCACTGCTGTTTTATAAGTGCAGTCGTATATTCTTTCAACCACATATCATTGAATATAGAAGTGTGAGATGATGGATCTACAATCCTATATCCTTCGTATACAATATACTCACCTTCTTTTATGTCTCCATCTTTAAAGTCTCCGAAAACGTAAAGTCTATTTTGTTTTCTTACAAACTCTGTTTGTGGGTATCCATTCAATTTAGCATCTAACAATGAAAGATATTGTTGCATTTGTTCGTAGTATGCAAGATCTCCTGCAAAGTTTTGCAAATCTGATATATCATTTAACATCATTTGATACTTTATATCAAAAAAATTGAAAGAAGAATTAAACGAACTTGCTACAGAAAAAAGTCTTGTTACAAAAAGTATATCTGTCGGGACTTCTATGTACTGATTAGTGACGTCATCTGAAGTCACTAAATGAGAAATATATGTTCGGAAAGTGGCATCGGAATGATATTCTTGATAATACTGAAGTGCCTCGTCAAGTCTATCTTCGAATTGATCTTCATCAACATTGATCTCGATAACTGGGTCACCAAGTTTTCTTTTACAATAATCTATAAGTGTATCTCGTGATGTTGGGTTAGCCATAGACGACTCCGTTTAAAAATATCTACGACTATTTATATGTTTTTTGAATTATATAATACATAAATATTTTTATGTAGCTAGATCCCAACTCGTTGTTTCTTCGTTCCAAACATAGAACTCAGCACTATCGGCATCTGGATACGCGACTGGAGCTTCCCACAGATATGTATCTGTGTCGAGTGTCCAACTTGGATATGGTTGAGGCTCATAAAAAGCATCAGCTGTTTCATTATACGTAAAACCAATACCAGCATAATTATATCTTAAAGGAGTACCACCTAATTGATGAACTCCACCACGAGTATTGTAAGATGTTTGAACCCATCTTCCTGGCGAATCATCAACGAATGTATCAAAAAATTCTGGTTCAGCAACAATCACTTTTGTAACTTTACCACTCACCACTTTTGCAAAATGTGCCATGTTATATTAACTCCTTTGTTAAATTGGGTATCTTATTATTACTATTCCAGAACCACCTGCTCCAGATGCTGTGCCCGAAGCGTTAGCAGCGTGTGATGCACCACCTCCGCCACCACCTGTGTTTACTGTTCCATCTGTTGGTGCAATCGCACCTGAGTATGCTCCACCATCACCGCCTCCTCCAGCTCCACCTGTACCATATCCAGCGTTAGCACCAGAAGCACCGCCACCACCACCAGATCGAAAAACTACTGAAGATGCATCAAAAGATAAACTTAAACCATCACCACCATCACCTGCATCGGCAACTGCACCATTCTCACCAATTTCTCCAGCACCACCACCGCCACCAGCACCGTATGTGTTACCACTAGAACTTAAATCACCACCATCATAACCTTGCCCTGTCGTACCAGTACCACCTTGTTTATTACTACCTTGCCCAGCACCACCACCAGAGCCTCCATCGCTACCATTACCATTGTAACCGCCACCACCACCTCCTACAGAAGTAATAGTAGAAAATGTACTATCCGACCCATCATTTCCTTGCGCAGAAGCTGATAGTGCTGCTCCACCAGCCCCAACAACGACAGAATAAGTTCCAGCTATTAAAGATAATTTTGATTCTGCAGATGTGTTTCGTCCAGAAGTTGCTCCTGTTAAACTGGTTCTGTATCCACCAGCACCACCACCACCTGAATAGTAGTAACCTGCACCACTGCCACCACCAGCCACAACAAGATACTCAAGATTAGTAATACTTTTACTTGCAACAAAATTATCAGAAGAAGTGAAAGTATGTATTTTATATGTCGTTGCCCCATCTATATAAGTTGATTCTGTACCTCCAGATCCAGCCGGTGCATCGCCAATCGGAAATTCTTCAAATGATATTTGTTGCCATTTTCCGTCAGAGTCATTCCAAATAGCAAAGGTATTATCAGTGTCACTATAAGCAAGATCTCCTGAAGTTAATCCAGAAGAATCGACAAGTAAAATAGCGCCATCGCTATCATAAAGTGTTACCCCACCGCCACCGCCACCGCCACCGGCATCTGCTTCACGAAGAGAAACATAATCTGAATCAATTAAATT